AGCAAGCGGGTTAAACTCAGGACGCCCCGAATAAACCTTAGTGCCTTCTATTGGCCCCGGCTCAACAACGCCAGCAATACCGCCTCTCTCGTCTTTAACAATGTCCGTGCTGTACGTAACCTTTCCATCTTTAATAACAGGCTCGTCTTTAGCAATCTTTGTCAAAAGACTCATTGCAGACTTTTTGCCAGCAAGATTAAGCAAGTTCAATGCGGCTGTTCCAACACCCGGCACTGTAATCTCTCCGGCAGGCAACTGCCCTTCACCACGAGCGCGTGAAGCTAAGTCGCCCATATTTTCTACATTAAGGCCCGGTCTTCCCGCAACATTTGCCGCAACAATATCACGGTTTACACCAGCTACAGACCCAAGGGTAGCCATCACATCACCGGGGCTTGGCCCCCTAGCTTCTTTTGCTGCAACCTTTTCAGAAAAGCTGGTTGGCGTTTCATAAACATCTACTCTAGCTGTAGGGTCGCCTGTTTCCTTTCGCGCTGCTTTTGTTGCCTCAAAGCTTTTAGCAAGTTCTTTAGCTGGCCCAATCCTAGCTTCCTTGGCCTCGTTAATAGTAGGTTTTGGTGTAGGCTTCGGTGCAGCTGGCTGTGCTTTAGGCGCAGCAATAACATCAGGAACCCTTGGCGCTGGCTTTGGTGCAGGCTTAGGTGTTGGCTTTGGCGCTGCGGGTTGAGCCTTTGGTGCCGATATAGCATCTGGCACTCGCGGTGCAGGCTTTGGCGCCGGAGGCTTGGCCGCAACAGGTTTAGGGGTAGGCTTAGGCGTTGGCTTGGGCGCGGCTGGCTGTGGTTTCGGTGCAGCAATAACATCAGGAACCTTCGGTGCAGGCTTTGGCGCTGTAGGCTTAGGAGCAGGCTTAGGCGCTGCGGGTTGTGGTTTTGGCGCCGATATAACGTCTGGTGCTCGTGTAACAGGTTTCGGTGCAGGCTTAACTGCAACTGGCTTCGGTGCTGGCTTCGGTGCAGCCGGTTGAGGCTTCGGTGCAGCAATAACATCCGGCACTCGTGGTGCAGGCGCAGGTTTAGGTGCCGGCTTTGGTGCCGGCTTCGGTGCTGGTTTGGGAGCAGGTTTTGGCGTAGGCTTGGGAGGAGCGCTATCACCTCTACCGCCACCAGTCACAACAGGTGGTGGAGTTGGCCTTGTTACTGCCACAGGAGGCTGTTTAGTTCTGCCCCGCTCTACACCACGATTTCTGTCACCGCCGCCGCCGCCACCGCCGCCGCCGCCTCCACCTGAACCCATTTTAATTCTCCTTCAACTTATGAAAGCCTAGCTTCCCAGACTCAGTTCGTAACCAATAGCAGTCACTATAGCCCATTTCTATAAAAATGTCTTTCAAAGACCTAAAGCCCTCTAATATACCCCGCTTGCCCCCAAAACAGATAAAATCAATAATCCAAGGACTATCGCCATCACCACGCCAAGCGGCAGGTGGGAACTGATTTGTTTCCAAATATTCATCAATATGTTTCTTCTCAGGAAACGCCCAGGTTGCAAACAAGTACGGCACACCTTCAGCATCAACACCAAAAATGTAATTGCCCATAGACAAGGGCGGGTCAATATACGTCATGCGCTCAACGCGACTGTAACCCATATGATACGGGCTGTGTTGCATCATTAAATGCGCAGTGTCGTAATGGAAATCGTTATTTATCATCATAGCGTGAAAGGATTGTACTCCATTTGTGCAACCGATTGCGGAGGCTTTGTAAGGCGCTGTCGATTTTCGAGGCCAACAGCAAGATACCTAAACGCATCTGCTGCATGACTTGTGAAATCATGCCTCGGATGGTCTCTAAACATTTTTCTACGCTCATCCCATTCCTGCCTGTATTGACGCAACATCTCAATGCCCGTCACACACTTATCTCTGTCAAAGTAACATTTAGGTAATAACATACGCGCAGCATTAATGCCATCCGCTACCTTCATCTTAGGAACTACCTTAAATCTTAATCCAAGCGTTGCAGCAGTCTCCAACCTTGATTTGCCACTGCCAAGCTCACGCACCTCAATGTCATGCGGCGCCAAGTGGTCGCCATAAGTGTAATCCTTGCGATTTATAACATCAGCGTAATGGTCGAGGCCTACACCACCGTTTTCGTAATAATCAATCACATTAACCGCGCCGCCTCGGAACACCTGAGCAAACCAAATGGCTGTTGAGTCGTTCACGCCTAAATCCCAAGCCGTATGCACCGGATAGGCTGGGTCGTATGGAACCCGCGTAATCCGCCCCTCATCATCAGCCTCAGCCATTAACTTGCCGTAATACGCCCCAATGATTGCCGCCGTGAAGGAACACTCGTACTCCTGCTCATACTGCTCCGGCGTCATTTGCGCACGAGCAGCATCCAGCTCGACATCCTTTACCAGCCCACTCTCGCTGGCCTTCACAACCTTCCAGTACCACTGGTCGGAACCGTTCTCCATCTCTGAACGGGCTTGCTCCAAAAGGTCAAAAAAATGATTATGTCCGGCTGGGGTGCCAAGAAAAATAGCCGCACCCTCTCTGTCAGACAGGGCCGGTCTTACAACCTCCCCCCATACCCTCGGATTCTGCATACCAAATTCATCGAAGATAGCCATATCCAGATAAATACCGCGCAAGGCATCAGGGTTCTCGGCAGACAACAGCATCAGCCTGCCGCCATTAGGAAAGTCTACCCTGAGTTCAGTCTCATTAAACGAAACGCCAGGAATGACAGAGGCATAATATTTCACATAATCCCAAGCAATCCGCTTGGCCTGCGTAAAAGTAGGCGCAATGAACGCAACTCTGGGCCTCGGCAGCTCACAAGTAAGAGCGTGCTTAATAAGATGATTAACTGCAAATACAGTCTTGCCAAAGCGCCTGTGCATCACTAAGACATTCCAGCGCTTCAAGCTGCTGTGCATCTCAGCTTGGAGCGCACGAGGCTTGTATGGAATCTTTACGTTCATCAGCTTTCCCACATGATGCGAATACCGCCATCAGTTACCTCAACGCCAGCCTTGTTCTTCTGCTCACCATAGCGCTCAGGGATAATCTTCTGCACCTTCCAGCGAACATGATGCGCATAATCACGCAACACATGCGGGTCATAGTCCTTCACCTTGTTCAAAGCATCATCATACAGCTTATCAAGCTCCTCAAGAGCCTTCTCAGCACTGTACTGCTGGGCAATGCGCACAGAAGCATCTAGCTCAGGATTGTTCTTCATACGCTTGTACAGCGCCTGCCTCGTAATGCCTGCGTTCTTGCAAGCATCGACCATCGTATGTCCGTCAGCAAGGTCGCTGAGTATCTGATGCGTGGTGTACTTCGTTAGCTTAGTCATAGTCTCTCCTAGCTGTGTGTGGTGCAGGGGCAATTAACACATATATAGCAGGGCCGGTCTGTCTGGGTGTGCCGGTATTAATAAGCATCCCCCTATACCATGCATGTTCTGTGTTTCCTGGCAGGAAACTTTGTTGCCTGGCTTGTTGCTCCGTGATAGGCTGGCCGCTGCAATGCTGCGGGGAACGTGACAACGTGTTGTGTGTTGTGAGATATGTCCCAACCCATTCCCTAGCAATGTTTCCAATGCTTTATAATATATACACCAGCTCGCGTTGCTGTAAACTTTTTTTCTTTTTTGTGCTTTTTTCTCTTGACCATGCGGCAATGCTTGCCTATATGTGAATTATCAACAACGCAATTTGGGAGTATTGCACCATGACACACCAAGAAATAGCAGACCAACTAAAAGACATTGTTGTCAAACAATGCGCCAAACAACCGGAAGACCGCGACTGGTTCGTTGCCATTGACGAACTGATTGACGAACTGGAAAAGCAGGAGGGCTAAACCATGTATTACACAGTAACATACGCCATTGATAGCTTGGACACTTGCCCGACTGTTAAAACGTTCGACTGCGTCTATGAGGCGCAGGACTGGATAGCTGGTGAAGTACAACGGCGTGTTGAACACGCAGTCTCTCATTCACCATACGCTTTGACAGAGGCCGACATTGAGGCATTGGAGGAAGCTGAATATTCACTTGTGCGGATAAGCTAGGCCGAAACCTTGCCCGATAATGTCGGGCTTGGTCTACCGGTGAGGCCGGTACTGACGAGGCCGTCAGAAACGCCATATAGGAGGGATAAACAATGGCAACAGTACGCAACATGACAGGACGCACAGGCCGTCCAGTAGCTAATCAATTCATCATCGACACACCGGAAGCGCAGTTTTTCCAAAGCTACCGCACAGTCATTGCCAAGCGTTGCAATGACACCGGAGCGGTCACACTGGATAGTCGCGCATGGGATTACAGCACAACAACCGGAAAATACCGCAATCAGTTTCTTGGCATGAACAAGGCCGAAACTGAAAAGCTGATTAAATCCGGCGCAATCAAGCTGGCAAATTTAAACTAGGGAGGCAGTGATGACTGAACAAACAACAGAGATATGCGCCAATATTCTGTTCATCATAGTTATGGGCCTAGTCATATGGGGCTTAATGGGGGCCGAAGCGTGGCTCTGGCAGCTATTCGCCTATTTTATCGGCCTATAAAGGCCACTGACAGGCTTTAACCGCTTGGCGGGTGTAATACCACCCGTCAGGCATTACCGCCCGCTAACGGGCTTTATACGGAGGATATGACATGAAAAAGTACACCGTGACGATTATCGGGCTGGTAGAGCGCACGATAACAGTCGAGGCAGATAACCTAGAACACGCAGAACATGCCGCAGAACGCGAATGGGCCGCATTGACAGGCGGCATCATTCAAACAGCTGAAGCATCAACCGCCATAGAGGAAGCAGAATAAAGGCATGGGCCAGCAATGGCCCTGCCCCTGCATAGCTTGCCGCATGGCGGCAGTCTATGCGGTGGCACGGTGTCACCGATAACGCCATAACCATAGGAGGGTTGTACAATGGCAAAAGTAGGAAGACCAAAGAAGATTGAAAAAATGCAGCCTTGGGAGCGCAAAGAACACGAGCGCAAAGAGGCAATGAAGCATCTAACAGCGGAGCAGTTACAAGCTATCAATGAGACACGCGAGACATTGGGCAAGTTTGTAGACCAATGGACAGAGACATTTGACATATATGACCCAGACGTCCCGCGCTTGTTGCAATCCGCTTTCTGGGCATTGTCTGGGCAATTCCCGCGAGACTAGCAGAGAAAGGGGCGGCGCAGTGTCGCCCCTGGCTGCCTGACAGAGAGGAAACATAGATATGACCTATGAAGTACGCATAACAAAGCATTGGAGCGGTAAAACATTCAATGTTGACCTAGTATCGTTTGACCGGCGAGGCAGTGGCATCGCACACGGTAAGGCGTTCAACGTATCGGAGAAAGAGGCATTGAAAGAGGCGCAACGTATGTGTGACCTCTATTCAGCCACACTCATAGCAGAACATCAGGAGGCATAGAGATGTACGCAGTATTTTACACACTGAAATTTGAAGCTGGTGTCAGCGGAGAACCGACAAGCAAGGACACCTATCAAATAGTAAAGAGCAGAGAGGATGCACAGGCTATGTTGCAGCAGGTGCAGACTATCAGCGCGGAGAACTTCTATTGCGGAGGCATAGGCCGCATCGAGGAGGCAACAGAGCCGCATTGGATGAACAGTGAGCCGATGGGCTTGGAGGACTAGCTATGGAACAAAAAGATTATGCGGTGACAATCCGCGCATCCCTTACAAAGACAATTCACGTCAAAGCTGACAGCATAGAAGATGCAGAGAGGAAGGCTCACGAGATGTTCACAACCGTGGTTGATGAATGGCCTGAAACATATGAGCAGGACACCGTGTCAACGAAGTGGGCAGATTGGAGCGAATAATGACAGGTAAAGATTTCAGAGAAAGGCGCGAGTTCCTTGGCTACTCACAAGTTGAGTTTGCCAAGAAGCTGGGCCTGTCACCGCGCACCATCCGGTACTATGAATCAGAACAGGTGCCAATCAACCGCACAGTCGAACTGCTATTGCAGGCAATAGAACTGGATGAAAGATAAAAAACAAAATAAAAAAGAAAAACGCAATGCAGTGCTATGTAGCATTGCATTGCAGTATAGCTGTGCATCAGTGCATTGCTTTGTAGCTGTGCTTCTTTTTTTATATCAAAAGATTTTGTTCTTTCACTGCGACTGCATCACAGCAGTGGATTGCTGCGATGCATTGCGTGGTCGCTACGCGATTTTAATCACCTGTGGATAACTCTGTCAATACAGAAAATGGAGGAAGAGAAATGGCTTATTTTTTTACACCGACTGTCCTTAGAAAAAGGCACATGCGGCATATTGACATATTCAAAGAGGTGCCTAGAGAAGCAGAGCTTCGTAGTATGGACTGGCCCAATGGCCTAGCTATCGGCGCCCACGACTACAAGACGCACTACACCAGCCGCCGCCAATTGCGTAAGCTGATGGCGCAAGACCCTGCCCCGAAGATAGGCGAGACAGCACCGGCTAGTGAGTTCGGCATAGAGGGCAACGACTGGTACAAAGTCCTAGCCAAGCACAGATGGGCTACTAGCTGGGATAGAACCTACACATCGCAAGCTGTGATGCTACTGCTTAATGTGCCACGGCCCAGCGGCTACCGGATTGTTCACACGCTCAAGTATGACCCTAGCCAGCACAAAACGCAGTATGTGAAATCCAGAAAATTAAAAAGAGGTCAGCCTGTAACCAACGCACTTAACTCAATACGCAGAGACAGACGAATAAGAAACGCCACCCCAAGATGGGTCATATACAGCCCACACATCACTAGTCAGCTAAGGGACTTGGAGAAAAAACGCACGGCTATGAATAAAGAGGCTGGGTTTGTGCGGTGGCATGTGGACCATCTCGTGCCTATTTATGGCGTGAACCACAGCGAGGAATACAAAGAACTTGAATGTTACCCGCACGTTGTTAGCGGACTTCATGTGCCGTGGAACCTGATGATTATCCCAGCCTTGGATAACTTGCTAAAGAGTAACAAGTGGCCTATTTAGCGGTATGTAGGCACAAAAAAAGGATAGGCACGACAGATTTGGCCTATCCTTTTCTTTGGACAACCCTTTCGGGCCGCTAAGTATCACTGAATATATTAGTGCTGCCTTTGCAGATTTCAAGTCTTTTTACAGCTTGCCTAGTAAATGTCTTCGGCAATATCGAAGGTCATAGCCAATAACATCGCCACGAATATCACCCCTTACATTGCCGAGGACGTTGCCCTCAATGTCGCCCCCGACATAGCCCTTCACATCGCCTACGATATCACCCAAAACATTGTCCCAAACAATACCACCGACATTGCCGTAGACACTGCCTTCAACATCGCCAACGATATTAAAACCTGTTTCTGTGAACTCTACTAACTTTTCTAGCTTGGCTTGCTGTTCTGGTGTGAACTTAGTCATTAACTTTTCCCTCCTTAAACACTACCTGCGCCCCTGTACCATCCCACACTGCACACTGACAACCGGCGGCACCTCATAGTTTCTTGCTACGTCCTGCGTGACATACGCCTCGCGCTTCTCAGCGTAAAACTGACACTCTTCTATCGTGCTAAACCGTGTTTTCTCTTTGCCCATCCAGCAGGGATTCGCTGGCTGACCGCCCAGTGTTATAGCAAAACAAAGTGCCAAGATTGTCTCATACATCACACATACTTTCACTCACTAGCATACACCAAGTGTCGAAATCGACCTCAGCCACGTTATCCTTTTGTATATACACAGGGGATATACTTGATAGCCGGACAACGCATCGAATCGGGCAACGGTCATACTTGTATATCAAGACCGGCTCTGTGCCAGCCGCATTGCTTGCTGCCTCCACCTGTTCCCACCAGTCTTTACGCCACGTGGTGCCACGCGCATACCTTTTGCACTCCACCGTCCAGCCAGGCACCCCTATCAAATCACCGTGGTCACTGGCTCTGTATTGTTCCAAGTCGCGCTTGGCCTCTAATCCGGTGCGCTCGAACAGCATCCGCGCACATTCACGCTCGAAATTTGCACCCTTCATACGCCCATTAGTCACCAGTACACTCCCCTCCGTCAGCTTGACAAAAATATCCGACCTCATCAAACACCCAATCTTGTTGCATCTCAACAAATTCCTTCATCGGCGCGAGTGGTCGGCTCTTATTGAAAAAACCATAGTCGCCACGATGCTCGTGCATCTTCTCTAGCCTTATCCACCAATCAAGTTTGCTTGGGTAATCCTTTGCAAGCATTGCAAGCTGTGATTCGGATTTGAGGAAGCAACCATCACAATTACCATACATTGTCTTGCCATTAACAACAGGCAGATTCAGCCTAAAATTTTGCCTATCCCAAAAGTCAGCTATCATGCGGGAGTGGACTCCGGCATCGACCAACGGCCTCCATGGAACCCAACAATCTTTTTTTGGGGCTTTCTTAAATCTGTTTGGCTCGTCAGCTCTTATGCCGACTGCGTTCTGCCATGTCTCCCAGCCAATGCTTTTTAAATATCTTTTGGCTGTGTTTATCTTTAATTCAACTGTGCAAAACCGCATCAAGGTATTTGGCAAAACCTTTTTTGCCTGAATCAGCAATTCAAACGGCTCACCAAACATTGAAGCTGACTCGTAATCAACCTGTTTAAATGTAGGCTTGCCGTTCACTCTGTCATACTCAAGCCAAATAATATCAACGCCCCATCTGTGGGCGCACTCGTTCACAAAGTCCAAGGTTTGTGGCATTTCCCTGCCTGTGTTTTGAAACAAAACCCTGCACCGCTCTGGCAAGTCACCGTTAGCTTGCAGTATTTCATGCAACATATATGCAGATGTCCTGCCACCACTAAAGCTAATCTGAACATTGCCTTCTGGTAATTTGTACGGACTGTCAGGCACCTCTTTACTCCATAAAACATAGCCATTGGCGCCGTGGTGATTACCTAACGGCTGAGAAGCCCAGCCTGCCGGAACATCCTCATCCTGATGAGCGTATCGGCATAGATATGTCTTATGCGGCCTCATCATCGTCAGGACCGCCCTCCACATAAACAACGCCACTGCCACCACACATCCGGCACTCTTTTACAATGCCAACCACCTCGCCGCCGCGAATATGGTCAATCACGTTGAACTCGTACTCAACCTCACCAGCTCCAAGGCATTCAGGGCAGTCAATCTCGTCATCAAATGTAAAAATAATCGTTGGCATAAATTCACCATAAATAAAAGTTGACAGGTTGGCAAGCGGACTGCTAAGCATAGCACGGGAGTTGAGAACGGAGGAACCCATGGAATTTGAAGTACCCGCCTATCGTGAACCCTTCGGGGCCACGCATCTAAGCGCATCAAGCGGCACCCAGCCCATTGATGAATACATCCTGAAACTATTACTGCGAAAAGAATACAAGATGAACTTTCCCTTTGGTGCAAGACCAAGGGCAGGGCAGATTGTGCAGGAAATCGCAGACCATGCGCTAGGTTTGCATGACTACAGCCCCATTTATGGACGCAAGGAAGGCATTGGGTTGCCGGAAGCTGTAAGGTATGGCCTTACAGAATATATGAACTATCAGCCCCGCCAGTGGGATGATGGCAAAGACCTTGAAGAATATGATTGCTTCAAAGAATACCTTGGCGAGATGGCGAAACACGCTGTCGATGGCCTCAATGAGTATTTTGGTGACGGCGAGATAGAAGGCGAGTTCCAGCGGTGGCACAAGGATGACCGGCTGGATGTGCCTATCATGCTGTATCAAGATTATGCCGGTGACGGCAAACAAATCGACCTCAAATGCTCTTTTCCACTGCGTAACCCAGTAAAAAAGGACGGCACCCGCACTTGGCGTGTACCAAAACCGCGCTTAGAGCCTACTGAGCAGCAGTTAATGCAACAGGCGGTGTATTGGAAGGCCACAGGTGACAAACCGGCCTTACTGTTCGTTACAGCGGCTGGCTTTAACATCGTGGACGAGACTAACTGCGAAATGATGAAGCCTGAAAGACTGGAAGAGGTGTACAACACAATAGTAATGCGTTGGACGGTGCAACAAAACCTGTTGAAAGCTGCCAACGGTTCTTGGAGGACGCTGTTCGGCTTGGTCCAGCCGGACTTTGGGCAGATAGCCCAGCGACACGGACCCGACATTCTCAAGATTGCAAAGGAGGCTTGGAGGATATGAACATTCAAATGTCATTAGAAGATGCCAAAAAAGTTGGTTATGAGAGTGGGCATTACGCTTTCCATTATGATTTGAAAATTGAAAGCGGCGTCCCGATTCCGAAGCCAATGACCTTCCCCAAAAAATCAAAACGCAAGCCGCCAGCTAGCGGACAAGTCTTGGAGTTGGTCT